TAACGGGTAAAGGTGCGGATCTGCTTATTATTGATGATCCACATTCTGAGCAAGAAGCTGCTCTGGCCCAAGGAAATCCTGAAGTATTTGACAGAGTGTATGAGTGGTATACATCTGGGCCAAGACAGCGTTTGCAACCTAATGCGGCTATTGTTGTGGTGATGACGCGCTGGTCGGAAAAAGACCTGACTGGTAGGATCATCAAAGATGCAGCGAGTAGGGATAAGAGTGATGAGTGGGAGTTGATAGAACTGCCTGCGATCATGCCTAGTGGTAATCCCCTATGGCCAGAGTTTTGGAGCTTAAAAGAATTAGAGGCGCTGAGAGATGAACTGCCCCCGAGTAAATGGAATGCTCAGTACCAGCAGAGTCCTACTGGTGAGGAGGGAGCGATAGTTAAAAGGGAGTGGTGGAAGCGATGGGAGCCTGAGAATCCTCCTAGGTGTGAATTTATTATTCAGAGTTGGGATACGGCGTTTACAAAGAATGAGCGAAGTGACTATTCGGCTTGTGTGACTTTAGGGGTGTTTCATTTGAATGAGAACCCAGAGGATATCAATATTATTTTGTTGGATGCTTTTCAGAAAAGGATGGAGTTTCCTGAGTTGAAGGAGAAAGCATTTGCACATTATAAGGATTGGGAGCCTGATGCTTTTGTTGTGGAAGCTAAAGCTGCTGGCGCTCCTTTGATATTTGAATTGAGGAGAATGGGTATTGTGGTCAGTGAATACACGCCGAGTCGAGGGAACGATAAATTTGTTCGCTTGAATTCAGTGACTGATCTCTTTAAGTCGGGTAAAGTATGGTGTCCTGACACGAGATGGGCGCATGAACTTGTTGAGCAAATGGCGGCTTTTCCGAATGCCGAGCATGATGATTTGGTTGACGCATGTGTTCAGGGACTTATTCGTTTCAGACAAGGTGGGTTTTTGCGGCTTGATACAGACGAGCGCGAAGATCTGATGGGCTTCAGAAAGAAGCACGTTTATTATTGAGGCACTCATGGAAAAATCTTTATACCAAGCACCAAGCGGAATTGACTCTTTAGATGGCGGGATTGAAATCGAAGTTGAGAATCCCGAATCGATGTCTATTAATATAGGCGGAGTTGAGATTGATCTGAATCCTCCTAGTGAGAACGAAGACGAATTTGATTCTAATCTGGCCGAGTTTTTAGACGACAGTGTATTGGCTACTGTTGGAGACGATTTGATTGGAGACGTTGGCGCGGACATCAGCTCAAGGAAAGATTGGGTTGAGATGTTTGTGAAGGGTCTAGATGTTTTGGGCATGAAGTATGAAGAAAGAACTCAGCCTTGGAATGGGGCTTGTGGTGTTTTTTCAACAATTCTGACTGAGGCTGCGGTGAGGTTTCAGAGTGAGACAATCATTGAAACTTTCCCCGCTGGTGGGCCAGTCAAGACTGAGATCATCGGCGCTATTGATATCTTAAAAGAGCAAGCTGCGGCTCGCGTGAGTGAAGATATGAATTATCAGCTCACTGAAGAGATGCCTGAATATAGGCCTGAACATGAGAGAATGTTATTCAATCTTGGCTTGGCTGGCTCTGCGTTTAAGAAAGTTTATTACGATCCAAGTTTGGGAAGACAGACTGCTGTGTTTGCACCGGCTGAGGATGTGATTATTCCTTACGGATCAAGTGGTTCTAGGACTGCTGAGCGTGTCACTCATGTGATGAGAAAGACAAAGAACGAAGTTAGGAAGTTACAAGTTGCTGGATTCTATAGAGATGTAGATTTAGGCGAGCCTACTAATATACATACAGACGTAGAGGAAAAGAAAGCCGATGAGCAAGGGTACTCGATTACAGATGACGACCGCTATCAGATATATGAGATTCAAGTTGACTATGATTTACCGGGCTATGAAGATGAAGATGGAATCGCTTTACCTTATATTATTACGATTGATGTGGGCAGTACAAAAATATTGTCGATCTATCGCAACTGGGATGAGGACGATAAGAAGAAGCTTAAGAGACAGCATTTCGTTCAGTACGATTATGTACCCGGTTTTGGTGCTTACGGTTTTGGGTATATACATCTTATTGGTGGATATGCTCGTGCGGGAACGTCACTTATTCGCCAACTTATTGATGCTGGGACATTAAGCAATTTACCCGGTGGCCTGAAGTCTAGGGGGCTCAGGGTTAATAAAGGTGACGATACGCCTATTTCTCCCGGCGAGTTCAGGGATGTAGACGTACCGAGTGGGTCTATTAAAGACAATATCATGATGCTTCCTTATAAAGAGCCGTCACAGGTATTGGCTGGTCTATTAGATAAGATCACCGAAGAGGGAAGACGTTTAGGTTCTATTGCTGATATGAATGTCAGCGATATGAGTGCGAATGCACCTGTAGGAACTACGCTGGCTTTGCTGGAAAGACAGTTAAAGACGATGAGTGCGGTTCAAGCTCGTGTTCATTACTCTATGAAGCAAGAATTCAAGCTTCTTAGAAACATTATTCGTGACTACGCACCTACTGAATATGATTACGACCCTTCTTCTGGCAACAGAAAGGCCAAGCAAGAAGACTATGACATGTGTGAAGTCATACCGGTCAGCGATCCTAACAGTTCTACGATGGCTCAGAGGATCATGCAGTACCAAGCGGTCATTCAATTGGCTGCTCAGGCTCCTCAAATCTACAATTTGCCTGTGTTACACCGTCAAATGATCGAAGTTTTGGGCATAAAGAACGCTGAAAAGCTGGTTCCGACCGAAGATGACCAGACTCCGAAGGATCCAGTGAGTGAAAACATGGCGTTTTTGAAGGGTGAGCCCACAAAAGCGTTCATTTTCCAAGACCAAGACGCACATATTGCAGCTCATACGACCTTTATGAAGGATCCTATGATTGCGGCGCAGATAGGACAGAACCCTATGGCCCAAACCATGATGGCTGCTATCCAAGCACACATTGCAGAGCACTTGGCCTTTGCTTATAGACGCAAAATTGAAGAGCAAATGGGTGTTCCGCTCCCACCACCTAACGAAAAACTCCCAGAAGATGTGGAAGTTCAGTTGTCTAGGCTGGTTGCTCAGGCTGGAGCTCAGTTATTACAGCTTAATATGGCAAATGCTCAGCAACAACAGGCTCAACAGCAAGCCCAAGACCCGCTTATTCAGATGCAACAGGCCGAATTGCAGATCAAAGCTCAAGAAGTTCAGCGTAAAACACAAAAAGATCAGGCAGAAGTTGCTTTGGCGCAACAGAGGCTAAAAATAGATTCAGAAAGAATCCAAGCTGAAAATACGAGGGAGCAGGCTAGGTTAATAGCAGCTAACAAGATGAGTGAGCAGAAAATAAAAGCTGATGTTATTACCAAATTGACGAAAGGGTAATAAATGAGTTGGAATGATTGGGTTATTGAAAACACCATTAACAAAGCATCTAAATTAGAAATGATAAAGATGATGATTGATGATGGTATTTCTGAAGATAAAGCAATTACGTTAATAGCTAATGCAAAAAATTTGCCCGGCTATGAAATTGCAGAAAAACTTTCTACAGAAAAAAACAAATTAGCCTCAATCATGGCCAACTTAAAAAATCTTCAGAATTACACGGAAATTGAGAAGATCAATATGCCGAGTGATGAGGAGTTCTATGAAAGATATTGGAGAGCAAACAGGCCGGTTGTGATTAAGGATTTAGCATCTTCATGGCCGGCTTTAAATAAGTGGACATTTGAGTATCTTAAAGAAAACTTTCCAGATGAAACTATAGAAGTACAGACAAGAAGAAACTCAGATAAAGAATTTGAGATTAACAGTATTGCTCACAAAGAAATGATGGGCTTAAAAGAATTTATTGAAAAGATAGACGAACTAAGTCCAACAAATGATTTCTATATGACTGCCAATAACCATGTATTGAAAAATACAAAGTTAAGTCGTTTATTGGTAGATACTGGGAAGATTCCAAAGTTTGTAAAACATATAACTAACAACGGTTTGTCTCATCTGTGGATTGGCCCAGCGGGAACGGTTACGCCTTTGCACCATGATGAGAATATATTGTTTCATACCCAGATAGTTGGCAAAAAAACATGGAAGTTTATTTCTCCTTTTGAGACTCCAAACTTATATAACCACAAGGCTGTATTTAGCCCTGTTGATTTAGAAAATATTGACTATGAAAAGTACCCAAAGATGAGGGATGTAAGGATTATGGAGGTAACAGTTGAGCCCGGAGAAACTGTATTCCTTCCATTAGGCTGGTGGCATGGAGTTATTTCTTTAGAAAAATCTATATCACT